TTCAATAATATAACTGGTGTATCAGTTTATCCTGTAGGCCAACAAGCAGCATCAGCAGCAATGTATACCCAAATTGGTGTAGTTTGTGCAGACATTGTACAAGAATTATACCCAGGACAGAACACTAGTGGCACAGCAGCTACCGCAACAGAAGGCGGTAGAATGACAACTCTTGCAGGTAATATCGAAAATGTTATCACCGCAAATAGTTTAAGTGGATTAGTTGCAGAAAGTGCTCCTAGTATTACATGGGCTGCTGCTGATATTCAAGCGGCAGCAGGTATAATTGCTTCTAATAAAACAGACATTGTTAAAGGAACTTTACAGTTTATTACAAACACTTATAGTAGCTTAGTTTATGATCATGCTAAATGCTCTAGAGATGTTGGTATAATATTAAAAGCAGTTGGATATGATTTCATGTTCAACAGTAACTATCAGTCTATTAAAGCTGCTCATTCGTATTTGAGACTAACTGCAACTGAAGTTTATACTTTAAATCAAAAAGCAGCTACAAGAGCAGCACTAGAATATGTACGAACTCAAGCAATTGCAAATGTCTCATCAAACGCGACTGCTATTACTAGAATTAATGTATTGATGCCCTTAATTAATAATATTATTTTTAGTGCATCGAATGAAGGATCTGTTTGCCAAACAGAAGAAAGAAACAGATATTATGCTGAACTTTTATTAGAACTCAATAGAGAGTTTTTAGTTGCAGAAGCCACAGCATACATTGACGTGACATTCAGTGATACAGCTACAGCCTCAGACACTGTCGACGATTCGTTTACTATTTCAAGCACTTCTTGGTTAACTAGAAACGCTGGGATTAAATTTACAGGAACAGTATTTGGAGGGATTACAGCAGGTAGAATATATTATGTTCGAGACATTATTAGTTCAACTAAGTTCTCGGTATCAGAATCAAGATTTGGTGCCATTTTTAATTTAAATTCATCGTCAGGAAGCATGAGTGTGTCGCTGGCATATGATAGTGCATTATGTTTAAGAGATGTGAATACTTACATCGATGCATTAAAATATGATTTAAGATATCCAGGTAATTATAGATCTCGTTATGCAGCAAGGTATTATATAAATGCAGTTACAGGCAGTTTAGAAGAAGATATGTTCTATCTAAGAGATGCTACTGGTTTAAGAGACATGACTCTTGATGGATTATTCGGAGACTTAACACCGCCTAATGCATACGGAACAAGTAGAGTAACTGCTGGTGCATATGCAAGCTTAGATCCAGGTTGGGGTCCAGCCGACTTTACAACATGGATTATTAGCCGTTCTCCTTATGTACAAGGGTTAACTACATTTGGTAATGCTGCTATCGGACAAAAAATCGACGGAGCATTGCACAACGGAGGAAACGATTCTATAACGTCTAACGACTTTACTCAAGTCATTAGCGATGGTATTGGTGCGTGGGTAACTAACAACGGTCGTGCTGAATTAGTTTCAGTATTCACTTATTATTCTCATATTGGATACTTGTCAGAAAACGGTGGCCGTATTAGAGGTACTAACGGTAACAATTCTTATGGTTCTTTTGGTGCTATAGCAGAAGGTGTAGATTTAACAGAAACACCTAATACTGCTATTGTAGATAATATCACTAGATTTAGTCCAGAACTGTTTCAAATTTTAACAGACGGATCTTCATTGTTACGTGCAGAATATCTCAATGCTGGTATCGATCATACTACTGCAACTTGGACAATTACTGGTGGTGGTTCCAACGGAGCTGCTGTTCAGGATGAGTTCAGAGATGACGGTGTATATCAAGTACGATTAATAGAAGGCGAAGCAGAATCAGAGCAATTTGGAGGTCTAGGTTACGTAACTTTTTCTAGTACAGCACAGGTTGGAGATTCAACTTCGATAACACTTGCAGCAACAGATGGTAGCCCAGATGATCAGTATGTTGGGATGACTGTTTTATTAACTGGAGGAACTGGTGCAGGCCAAATTGGAAGAATCACAGCATACTCTTCTGGTACTAAGATAGCTACTGTAGAAAAGTTTAGCACTGGTGCAGCTGGCTGGGATCATGTTGTTCCTGGGACTGCTATTGTGTCTCCGGATGCATCTACAACTTATACTATTGAACCAACTGTAGAATTTAGTTCACCAGGATTTACTACTACTGTATCAACAAGTATTGCATCTTCACAATGGACAGATGCAGTGTTCGGACAAACTACAGGCACTTATATTAATGTAACTGGAACGTACAGCGGTGACGGTAATGTAACACCTGCTACTTTTAATGTAATCAGAAACGGTTGGAAGTATATAGTAACAGGAGTAACTGGCGGCAGCGGCTATGAGCGTCTTCAAACTATCACTATAGCAGGAACAGATTTAGGCGGTGCAAGTCCTGCGAACGATATTGTAATTACTATTACAAGCGTAGATCCGATAACCGGAGAATTATTATTACAAGACGAAGAACTCAATCCAGCGGTGCCATTTGATTTTGTAGGTACAGGATTCAGCGGAAGATATGTTGCTATACGAACAGCAGCTTCGGGTGCATATAGTAACGATGGTATAACATGGACTAGTATGTCTATGCCAAGTAACCAATCTTGGACTTCAGTAGCAGCGGCACAAGTAGACGATGTTTCTTCTATTCAAAACACCGGAATATTTGTAGCAGTAGCATCCGGAACAAATCAAGCAGCATATTCAGAAGATGGCATAAATTGGGATGCAACCACAATGCCAGAATCAGCTGACTGGATCAGTGTTACATACGGAAACGGCCGCTGGGTAGCAATTGCATTGGATACGACTACAGTCGCAGTGTCCTTAGACGGAATCACTTGGGATATAACCGGTACATTGGCTACTACCGGTTACAATGCTATAACTTATGGAAAAGGATTATTTGTAGCTGTAAGAAGCGGAACTACAGTAGCAGCTTCGAGCACTGACGGAGAAACCTGGGCAACAAGAGTGTTGCCAGCAGCATCAACATGGACGACGGTGACATATGGTAATAATAAGTTTGTTGCCTTAGCTAGTAATTCAAACGATGGTGCTTACAGCTTAAACGGAACAACATGGAGCTCGATGACTACTACATCGCCAGATGGTAGTTCTGTGGCCGGTTACGAAAAAGTCAGTTATGGCCAAGGATTATTTATGGCCACGGTATATAATTCAGCAGTTGAAGATTATTCTTTCGTAGTTACTAGCGAAGACGGTATAGTTTGGACTGCTAGAGGTCTTCCAGGACCTAGTGCAGCAGTCGTCGCTGGATATAATGCACTTGCTTTTGGAACTCCAGACCGTAACGGGTACTGGGCAGTTCTAAGTGAGCAAGTTAGTTCACATACTGTGCGTGTTAGAACTGGAGCGACTGCAAAAGGCAGAGCGTCTGTAGCAGACGAAAAAGTGTTCCAGATTATTATTACTGAGCCAGGGTCAGGTTATGATACTGTGCCTACTATGACTGTAACAGATCCTAGTGTAATTTATGATGTTCCGCACACAGTAAGAGTAGGCAGCGGAGTATTAGCCAATCCTACCTTTACAAATAGAGGATCGTCGTATGTTACAGGATCGGCTAATCTATCAGGCCTTGACGGTTTCGCTGATAATTATCAAGCAACCGGTGTCATTGCGATTAGAAGATTAACACAAAGACCTGTAGCTGGTTCAAACATTGTATTCTCGCACTTACCAGATAGAGTGTTTAAGCTAGTCAATGTGTTGACATTCTTGGGAGAAATTGACGGATCTTATAAGGCGTTCTTCCAAATAAGTCCGACATTCTCTATAGATGAAGCACCAGAAAACGGTGTAAGTTTAGAAACAAGGATTCGATATTCGCAAGTTCGATTAACAGGACACGATTTCTTAGATATTGGCACCGGCGGATTTACTAGTAGCAACTACCCAGGAACACCTTTAATAGCACCAGACCCGGCAGACGAAGTTGTTGAAAACGGCGGTGGAAGAGTATTCTTTACAAGTACAGACCAGGACGGAAACTTTAGAGTAGGTAATTTGTTTGCAGTTGAACAAAGCACTGGTATTGCAACACTAAATGCGGATGCATTTAACATTTCGGGCTTGAATGAACTTAATTTGGGTAACGTAACATTAGGCGGCGGATCTGCAACAATTACTGAATTCAGTACAGATCCATTCTTTAGTGCAGACTCAGATAATGTAGTACCAACACAACGTGCTATTAAGGCATATATTGCATCACAAATTGGTGGAGGTGGTGCAGCGTTAAATGTAAATAGTGTAACAGCAGGTAGCATATTGATTAATAGTAATCAAATTACAACTATTACTAGCGGCGCGATACAAATGAATGCAACTTTCGATTTCCGCGGCGGCATTATCGGAGTTCCAATCGCATTAAATTACTTTTTAATATAAGTATACAACATGGAGAAATAAAATGGCATCAGGAAGATTAGGGGCACAAAATTTAACAACTACAAGTAATGTAGTGTTATATACTTGCCCAACAACAACATTTACGGTAGCTACAGTAAACTTAGTTAATAGAAACAGCACCGAGATTAGGGCAAGAATAGCTATATCAGCTTTAGATGCACCTACAGATGCAGAATGGATAGAATATGATGTTCTATTACAAGCAAACGGTGTGGTTGAAAGAACTGGTCTTGTTTTAGATGCAGGTAAAAGAATTGTAGTTAGAACCAATACAAGCGGAGTTTCCGCTGTGGCATTTGGTATCGAAACTACAACATTAGCTTAAGGAATAATAAAAATGTCAAGACGAGTAACAGCGGGTATTCTACCAACCGGTTTTGGAGATTTATCTATTAATGGTAGTGTTCTAACAGTTGGTGGAACCAACAACAGCATTACTATAACTCCAGTCGGTACAGGGATAACACGATCTTCTAAAGATTTTCAAATAGAGGCAGGATCGAGACTTAGATTAGCCGATAACGACTCTACAAATTGGGTAGGATTTAAAGCCCCTGCTACTGTTTCGACTAATGTTACATGGACATTACCTTCTGCTGACGGTTCCGATAACACATTTTTGTCAACTGATGGAGCCGGTAATTTATCCTGGATTTCAGCGAACTTAGGAGTACAAGATCAAACGTCTTCTACAAGTGTACATTATCCATTGTTTACGGAAGTAACAACAAATACAACCTCTGAGACACTTTATCGTGCATCGACTAAGTTATCATTCATACCAAGTAGCGGTATATTTTCTGCTTCTGGAGTTTCTGTAACAGCTAGTACTGCGTCAAGCGGGACAGGTTCTGGTGCTCTTATAGTTACCGGAGGCGCAGGCATTGGAGGACAGCTTAGTGCTAATACACTTAACAGCGGAAACTCTCAAATTACTTCATTAGGTGTAGGCACTGCTGCATCAGGTACATCTGGAGAAGTACGTGCAACGAACAACGTAGTAGCGTATTTTTCATCGGACGCCAAATTTAAAGAAAATATTAGAGATATTCCAAATGCACTAGATAAAGTTTGCAGTATTGGCGGAAAATTATTTTCTTGGACAGACGAATATGTAGAATCTAAAGGCGGTGCTGACGGATATTTTATTCTAAAAGACGATTACGGTGTAATAGCTCAGGATGTGTTATCCGCATTTCCAGAAGCTGTAAGAAAACGTGATGACGACAGTTTGGCTGTTGATTATGCTAAACTAAGTGCCTTAGCTTTTGCTGCAATAGCTGAATTGAAAAAAGAAATAGATGTATTGAAAGGCAACTGATGAACGGAAATAACAAAGCACTTTCGGCAAAGATAACAAATCTTCTTCCAAAAGAATTTTGTCAATTTTACACACACGTTTTAATGATGCAAAGTTTAAAACCAAAAAAACATGATCCTCAGGTTCCGGATTGTTTAGCTAGGTTAGATCATGAAATAATGTTCGATACTGTGTTAGAAAGATTATGGCCTACTATGGAATCAATCGTCGGCGAAGAGCTCTTACCAACGTATGCATTTTCTAGATTATACACTAATGGAAATATACTAGAAAAACATATAGATAGGCCAGCGTGTGAAGTAAGTGTAACCATACAATTAGGTCGGTCTCATCACTACTCATGGCCAATTTATGTTGGTAATGATCGTTATGATTTAGCAGAAGGCGACGGAGTTTTGTATCATGGCTGCGATGTAGAACATTGGAGGGAAAAATGTGATGGTCCTCCAGGATATTATTCAGGACAATTATTTTTACATTATGTAAGAAAAAATGGAGAACATTCTAATCATGCTGGAGATGCTATGAATAGACGACCTCCGGCTTTTATGAAAAATCGAACTTATCTAATGGAGAGTAAATGATTTACGCAATACCTCCAAGAAATCCAAAAGGAAAAGATTTAGTTGCATACTGGGATGATTTTCTCAAACCAGAACATATCGATCTTATCTTGCAAATGCCTGAATGGAATAATTTAGCAGATGGTGTTGTTGGTGGTCAGAATGATCCCAATACAGCAGCAAATAGACCAGAAATAAGAACGAGTCAAATTGCATGGATGCATCTAAATGAAAGTAATGCAGGATTATGGGATGTTATTTCTAAAGTAGTTGCAGAAGTAAATAGCCAGTTTTTTCAATTTGATTTAACTGGAATGTATGAGCCTATGCAGCTATCTTTATATGATTCAGAAAAGATTAATCAAGGACACTATACGTGGCATACAGATATGTCTATGATGGATAGGCATGTTCCAAGAAAACTCAGTATGTCATTGTTGTTAAGTGATCCTTCAGAGTTTGAAGGTGGAGAGTTTGAAGTAAAAACCGATAGCGACATTCCGATTAATTTAGAACAAAAAAGAGGAAGAGCATGGTTTTTTCCAAGCTGGGCACTACATCGTGTTACTCCTGTGACAAAGGGTGTACGTAAATCATTAGTATTATGGGTGGGCGGACCACCTTTTAAGTAATTGAGGAGCAAATAAAATGGCATTACCAGGACCAGGACCATCGTTATCGATGGATCAGATTGGAGTAGAATTCGGAGACTCTAGACCCCACGCCCTAAACGAATTTTATAGGGGAGGACCGTTAGTTAGCAATTATCCAGCAAACGCCGGAGTTCCTACAGCAAATCAAATAGCGATTGGTAATTTTTACGGAACTAATAATCGAAACGTAATCAGTGTCACAATTACTGGCAGTACTTCAAATTATAATGCATGGGATAATAGACAGCCAACTTATTTTCCAGGAAAAACAGATATAACATTTACTATAAATCCAGGAGTAATTATAAGTAGTGGCAGCACTGCGGCAGCATTCACAGTTCCGAACCAATTTAATGCTAGCGATACTGTAAGAATCGTTAATAACGGAACAATTCTCGGACGAGGCGGTGACGGAGGCCCAGGCGGTGATGGCAATCCAGGCGGCGTAGGTAATGGCAATACTGGAGGTGGCGGCTCAACTGCTTTACAAATTTCTCGTCCGACAACTATAACTAATAATGGAAACCTGTGGGGCGGAGGAGGAGGAGGCGGCGGAGGCGGAGGCGCTAGAGTAAACTCTTCGTTCTTTGGAGGCGACGGTTCATATACCTTTCCATCTTTCACCAATGGCGGATGTTCTGGTGGTGGTGGCGGCGGCGGCGGCCGAGGAATATCTAACGGGGGTGCAGGCGGCGGCGCCTTTGGCCCGTTCAACGTTTCTGGAGGAAGCCCAGGCGGCGCAGGCTCCGTTCCTACGAATGGCGGTGGCGGAGGCGGAGGATCAACCACAGGTGCTGGCGGTACAGCCACCGGCGGTGGCGGAGGTGCTGGCGGTGGAGCCGGTGCTAACGGCGGTGGCGGACAAAATACACTTTCGTCCAACAACTTTTCAGCTGGTGGTGGTGCTGGCGGCGCAGGAGCATACATAGTAGGGAATCCGTTTGCTACTTTCCCTGCTACCGGCTCAAGACTTGGAAATGTAGGTTAAGGAGAAAGCATGTCATTAATCAAAATGAAAATTTTAAAATATGAAGAAGAAAGTAATTCTTTAATTGTAGTATTTGCGTCAGAAAATTCTCAAAAATCTATTGATGAATATCCTATTGCCGCATTTCAGCCAACTATGTTTGATACTCAAGATCCAGCAAAAGTGATAGAACATATTGCAAGAGCAGGTATATCTGTTACACAAAAACAAGATAAAGACGAACAATTTAAAAATAATCCAGATTTGGCAAAAAAATACCAAGAATACATAGGAAAAGAGTTAGTATTTGACGTTGATACGTTGTTACAAACAGCAGATCAAATAGTAGAACATAGAGTAGAATATGCATCTATAGTAGATGAAATTCTAGAAGAAATTGTTATTGACAATATCGATGATACGCAAAAGAAATCAGATTGATAATATTCGAGTAGAGCGTATATGTTTATTTTCACAAGAATCATTAGAAATTAATGCTTTAAATATCGATGATATAGACGAAGGAGAATTATCCTGGATTTATATTTTAGAAGGTGAGTTGTTTATAGAAAGTGCAAAATCTAAAAATTTAACAAGTTTTGTAACTAATAATAAATTAAACGATCTTAGAGCGTTTTCGGAAGGATTTATTAAGATAACCGCTGGTATTACTGGGTGTGCTTGCTTATTAATATTTTCTTCAAAATGTTGTTGCTCAGTAAAAAATTTAAAAGATACAAATATTATCTCTTCGGATACATCAATTTCGTATATTCTGCCTCTGGTCAAAAATTTAGAATTTACAAATTCAGACAAGCCATTAAGCACTAAAAATATAGTAATTCTACCAAAAGGAAAATCAGTCAAGTTTAAAAATCTTGACAATAATTCTCATCACATTCTATTGATAAACACTTAAGAATAAATATCTTGGATTTTTAACTTAAATTTATTATGAAACTATCAAAAAAACATGCTAGAGATTTCACTGTTTCTTTTATACATGGAACAGCAAACACAGTAACAGGATATTTAAATTCTGGAGAAAGACAGGAAATACAATGGTTATACTTATTAGCAGGTAATGTTAAAATAGAATATACAATGAATGGGTATGAAGGAAATTATGATATTTTTGTAGACGTTTTAGCAGACCTTAGACCAATTAAAGGAATTGATACCAAGTGGACAGCCGGCGCCGAAGATTTTTATGCAGTTACATTTGCAGCGAGTGACGAGAGCATATATGAAGCAGATATAATAACTGTAACAACAGAAAAAAAATTAGACATAGACGACAACGAAAAAATAATTATACCTTTGATTCCAGGAATAACAATAAATGATATCTCTATAAATCAATTATCATCGACAAGAATTGCGGCAGGAAACTCTGTAAAAATAAATGCAACATATGCCGATTCTCCTATTTTTTGTTTTTACAAAAAATGATAAAAAAATATTTCAGAACACAAGGTGTGTTCCATATCACAAATGTTTGTAATTTGACGTGTAATAATTGTGATGTATATAGTAACAGAAATTTTAAAAATCATTTTTATTGGAAAGATCACGCAGACATGTATATCGAATGGTCAAAAAAAATTCGATTAAATGAAGTTAACATCTTTGGCGGCGAACCATATACTAATCCTGATTTAATGACATGGGTTGAATCATTAAAAACACATTTTAAAGATGTAGAAAATTTTAATATAAGCACAAATGGCACATACTTAAAACACAATATAGATTTATCAAGAGAAATTATAAAACAAGGATTCTGGTTAGATATTAGTATTCACGATCCGTCATTTAGAAATGAGATAGAAGAAACTTTAGAAAATATTTTATCAGTTTTTAACTTTAAAAAATATAAAACAAATACAACGATAATCTTTGAAGCGAACGGTAAAAAGATAGCAAGAATTTGGGAAGCCACTGTATTCCGCTCAAATTCTATGTATAAAATAGAAAATAAAACAACATTTTTTAGAAGAAGTGACCCTGTTAAAGCACATACATATTGCATGAGTACATGCGTTCCTAACGTAGTTTTTCACAAAGGAAAAATATATAAATGTAGTTTTACTGCTATTTCTAAAGACTTAATGTCACAATTTAAAATCGAAACACGCGGTATTAATTTGCTAAAAAAATATAATTCTGCAGATCCTTTTGATACAACAGAAAATCTAGACAGATTTTTTAGGGAGTTAGACAATCATATCGATGCTTGTCAACTTTGTCCAGAAAAAGAAATAATAGTACCGATATGGCCATTGGCTAAAAAGAAGATTGAGTTATGACAACAATGTATCGTTTAGATGAAAACGTTCAAATATACATAACAAATGTGTGTAATCTGACATGTGAAAATTGTATTACTTATAATAATTTAAAATTTAAAGGGCATTATTATTTCAAAGATTACGAAGCATATTTTAAAAAGTGGAGTAAAAAACTAGAACTGAACAGTTTAACTATTATAGGCGGCGAGCCATTTACAAATCCAAAATTAATTGATTGGACTATGTCAATAAAATCCTTATGGCCCAATCTTAAAGAAATTGACATTGCAACTAATGGTACATATCTAAAACACAAAATTAAAGAATGTCAAGAGTTATTAAGACAAAATATATGGCTAGACATTAATGTACACGATCCTAGCTTATTTCATGAAATAGAAGAAAATTTAAAAGAAATATTTTCAATTTTTAAAAATATCAGAAAAGAAAAAAGTAGTGAGTATTGTGATATTTTTTACATAGGCTCTCGAAAAATAGCAAAATTAGATAAAAAATATGTGTTTTCTAAAAAAAGTCTTCGTAGCTTAAAAAATAATATAATCTATATGCATGATAGTGATCCATCTAAATCTCATGGAGAGTGTGGATATTGTTACACATTTATGGAAGGAAGATTATATAAATGTTTTTTAACCGCAGTTTCAAAACCACTATGTAATCAATTCGAGGTCGAACCTCGAGCAAAAGAATTATTATTAAAATACAAATCGTGTTCACCATTCGACGAAGAACATATTATTAAAGAATGGATAGAAAATTTACCAAATCCTATAGAACAATGTAGATTATGTACAGAGACAAACACAGTCAAACAAATATGGCCATTATCTAAATTGAAAACTAACTTAGTATGAAAAAAATTTACTTAAAAGAAATGTTTTTTCATGTAACACATGTATGTAATTTAACATGTGAAAATTGTGATTCTTATAACAATAGAAATTTTAAGGGTCATTTATTTTGGAAAGATTATGAAGATTATTATATAGAATGGAGTAAGAAGTTAGATGTAGATACTATAAATTTAATAGGAGGCGAACCTTTTGCAAATCCAAAATTAATTGATTGGGTCAATCAAGTTTCGAAATACTTTACTTCTACTAAAAATTTTAGAATAAGCACCAATGGAACGTACATTCAGAATAATATTGACCTTGCTATAGAAATAATTAACAAAGGATTTTCTTTTGATGTATGTGTACATGATCCTGCATTAAGAAATAGCATAGAACTATCTATAAACAAGATATCCGCCCTCATTAATGCAACTAAAGTTGTCAATGGATCAGTAACAAATTATATTTTAAATGATCGAAATGTAATAAAACTATATAACACTTATGTTTTTTTTAAAGCATCAACAGAAAAAATAGAAAATAAAATAACCTTCTTTAGAAGAAGTGATCCAGTTAAAGCACACGACCTCTGTATGCAAGAATGTGGACCATCGCACTTTTTTATGAAAGGTAAAATATATAAATGCTATTTGACCGCAATCGCTTCAGATCTGACAAATCAATTTCAATTTGAACAAGAAGGAGCAGACCTTTTAAATTCATATGTGCCCGCTGATCCATTTGATTCGGAAGATAAACTGGTACAATTTTTTAATGAAATACAAACTTATATAAAACAATGTCAACTATGTGCAGAAAGAAAAATTATTAAGCCAATTTGGCCATTGTCAAAAAGTAAGGTAAAGTTTTAATGAAAATATCACTGCCAATGGTGGAAATTTTTTATGGACATCGATGCAATTTATCCTGTAATGGATGCACTTCGGCGTCAGACATTATAAAAAATTACGAGCACGATCCAACATTAGATTCGATATTTGAAAGTATCGATGATCTTTCCAATTATGCCGATGTAAATGAGTTTGATCTGATGGGAGGAGAAGCATTTTTATATTGGGATTCTATAGAAAAGATTGTCGAACATATAAGAATAAAATTTCCTAATAGCACTATCGGAATCTGTACAAACGGACTACTGCTAGATAAATTTCAGAATAAACTAATAGAATTTTGCAAAACTTTTCACCCTTGCGTGATTGATATCACCAATCATTTTAAATTGTTCTCAGACGACATCATAGCTAAGAAATTTCATAAAACACTAGAGAAATTCCTCGAAACTAATCATATGAATAAAAAGAGTACAATTAAATGGGGTGTAGTTCAAGACAGTGTAGAATTATATTCTTCTAGCACATTCAATGTTAGAATAGCAGACGCAGAATATTTTTATAGCTGTTATTATACAAATAATGAAAATAAAATAAAACCTTTTGCAACAAATGACCCCGAAGGATCTTATAAAAATGGATGTTCGATGCCAAATTGTCATTTACTATACGAATCTAAATTATACAAGTGTTCGTGGTTTGCAATTCTTCCTAAAATTTTAAAAATAAAAAATCAACTCGACGATAACGACTGGTCAAAATATTTAAATTATAAAGCACTTAATTTAAAAAATCCTACTGTAACTGAATTAAAACACTTTGTAGAAACTTCTAATAAACACATTGATCTTTGCGATATGTGTAATAACAATAAACTTTTTTCAATAAAACATTCTAAAGAAAATGTTATCGCAATAAAAAATGAAAATATTTGATACAAAAGAAGAAAGTTGTTTTGGAATCGTATACGAAAATTTGTCATTACCTGACCGAGAAAACCGTATTATATTTCATGACGGAAAATTTTTATCTGAATCAAATAATCATAGGTACCCCAAGTATACGTTTTTTGATTATTATAAAGATTATTACTCTGATTCTTTTTTAAAAAATTATAATGTTCCTTATTTAATTATTACAGCCTGCGGAAGCTGGCCGCACTTAGACAAAATTATGTATTCTGAAGATATCAAAAACTATCTTAATACAGTCGGTTTAGAAATATATCTTTATGAAACTATTTTTATAGATATCAGCGATAGTAAACGTCCATTTGTAAATTCTTTAAAATTTGATTCTTCTCGAGAAGAGCTTTTTAATATAATTAAACCAAGTGTTGTTGGATTTGAATCAACTTATGATAACATTTCTAAAATGTATTGTTTCGAATTTGAAAATTTAAAAAAATTTATAATTAAAAACAACTTAAAAAAAGTAACTGTGTATACTGGAGATTATAATATCGAAAAACATTTCAAAAATTCGTATCCAGAAATGACACTTGCTACTCAAGACATATTTCTAACTTCGCTATTTAGACATTCGGATAGTAGATTTACATCATACGAATATAACAGTTATAGCACACCACCGTCATCGGAAACTATATTATACAAATTTTGGTGCGGAAATAGAAGGTATGACGGTTATCGTCAGTTAGTAGCAGCCTATCTATTAAATATGTCTGCATTATGCTCGTATCAAACTAAAATTGAAGATTCGCCATTTGTTATTTTTGACGACAGGAAAGATAAATCTATACCAATTTGGGGTAAATTAGAAAATTATTTATGGTTTGATTTAGACAAATGGAAGACTGATTGCCCTGAAATTTATTCTAAAATAAGACATCAACTTAATATAATGCCAAACTCTTTGTCTATAGATACAAACATAGAAAGCGAAGTAGCATTAGAATCTTTACCAGTGCCAGTTAGTAGTTATCAACAATGCTTTTGTTCGGTGATAACGGAAGCAAGATTTGCATACCCTATGGGGCAGTTTAGTGAAAAAACATTAAATGCTATAAAATCGTTTCGGCCTTTTATATTAGTAGCACCTCCACGCACTTTAGAATATATGCAATCATACGGAATACAAACATTTGACGAATTTTGGGACGAAAGTTATGATCAAGAAGAAAATCACGAATCTCGTCTAATCAAAATATTTCGTATTATAGATTACATTGATAGTTTTTCAATAGACGAATTAAAAGAACTATATATTAAGATGTTACCTATTTTAGAACATAATTATCGTATAATACAAAATATTTCAAAGTTTAAGTATAATGGATGAGTTTTTTAGTCACGTAGTCTTTCAAAATTTTATGAATCCTGCTATTGAAAATAGGTTACTGTTAAAAAACGGTTCTATTTTCAGCGAATCTTCATTGAGTGTAATTGGAGTAAACAGTTTTATTGACTTTTATAATACTATTTTTAAAGATACATGTTTGGCAGAAGAATCAAAACCACATTTTGTTTGTACAGGATGCGGTTCTTTAAAACAAATAGAAGATTTAATTTGCGAACCTGATCATATTAAGATTTTTAATACACAAGGCCTATGCATTTATCTCTTTGAGGATCTGTATCTTAATACAGGTCCAACAATAAAAAACTATCTCGAAGGCCCTCCTACAAAAGCAAGTACAAATGAATATTACAAAAAATATGGTTCAAGTATTAGAGGATTTGAATCCACTCAAGAAAATTTAAAAACAATTTATTCATTTGAACTAGACAGTATAAAACAGTTTATTGACAAAAATAATCTCAATAATGTCACTGTTTATTGTGGAGATTATAATGTTCAAAAATATTTACAGAAACAATATCCAACAATGAATTTAGCTGTTAGGAATATGTATGTTGTAAGTGTAGCTAAAAGAATACTGGATAAACCAATAAGTTATATTCATCCAAGAACTGCTAATCAAATAACTCATAAATTTTTATCTGCTAATGGAAAATATAAAGCAGTAAGACATTTAATCGCTGCATATCTATTAGATAAAAATTCAATAATGTCTTTTGATCAAAAAAAATCTATTTACGGATCCCTAAAAAATCAATTATGGTTTGATTTATCGTCCTGGCATAAAAATAATTTTAAAATTTTTAATAAGTTGATAACAAATTTACAAAAATTAGATAATATGGGGTCTTTAGTCATAGGAATGAATTCTGCTATCCCAAATCCTAATTTTGAAATGTCCTTCGATTATGCTCCTAATAGCGAGTATGATAGTTGTTTTTGTGCCGTTATAAACGAAACAAAATATAGTCATCCGATTTCTACATTTAGCGAGAAAACATTAAACGCAATTTATAGACATAAACCTTTTATACTAGTTGCTCCTCCTTATACATTAGAATACTTAAAAAAATACGGTTTTAAAACCTTTGAAAATTTTTGGGATGAAGGGTATGATAGAGAAGAAAATCATGAAAAGCGATTGATTAAAATTTTTAAAGTTATTGATTTTATCGATAATTTACCTATAACGACACTTCGGAATTTGTATCAATCAATGACTCCTATACTAGAACATAACTATCGTGTAATAAAAACACTTACAGAGAAATGGCCAACATGAGTAAATGTTCAGCATTTTGGGTGCATACTAACATTCGCCCTGGAAATCGTATTTTTCCTTGTTGCCGATTTAAACAACCCATAGCTACCTTTACGGGAGATGTAAGTGCTGTCTTACATATTGAAGAATATAATAAACTTAGAGAAGGTTCTTTAAATGGAGTTCGATTTCCAGAATGCGAAAAATGTTATACTGAAGAAAATCAAGGAAAAGAAAGTTTAAGACAAAAATTTAATAAAGAATATTCTACTAATAAAGTTGAATTAAAATTTTTAGAAATTGGTTTTGACAATATATGTAACTTGGCATGCGATGGATGTTGGGAAGAATGGAGCTCTACATGGGCTAACATTAAAAATCCTACCAATAAAAAAATTAATATTTTAACAACGACGGAGTTTATAAATCTTCCTAAAAGTATAGATAAAATTTTATTTTTAGGGGGAGAGCCGTTAATGACTAACAAGCATATCCGCTTTCTCAAAGAAATATCTAATCCTGAAAATGTATCAGTAATTTATTATACTAATGGAACTTTTCTTTTGAGCGAGAAAGAAATTTTAGTTTTAAACGCATTCAAGAGCGTTAAAATTTACGTAAGTATTGATGGAGTTGCAGACCTAAATGAAAAAGTAAGAAAAGGCAGTAAATGGTCTGACATAATTAAGTTCCTAGAACAATTAAAGTCGACGAGTTTTTCCTTAGAGATAAATTCAGTATTACATGTCAATAATTGGCACGGAGTTAAAGATCTAGCCAATTTTATTAATCAAAATCAATACGTTTGGAACACCAATATACTGACATATCCTAAGAAATTAGATGTTGTAAATTTATCAGAAATGGAAAAGACACAATTTTCATTATTATTAAATGATATAACTATTCCAAATAAAGAATATATTTTAAGGCATTTATATGGACTTAGAGAAGTTTAAAGATTTAACAAAATACAATGCAGTCAAATTTAGAATAGATTGTACATGGACCAGTAACGATTTAAATTTTGATTGGATAGAAACTGTCCAAACTAAGGAAGTACCTGATGACGATCCGTGGGATAGTTTTACTACTGATATGAAGCGTGACCTAGAAGAAATTCATAAAGAATGGAAAATTCCTGATCAAAGTACTTGGCATTTAATGTCACACTGCCCGTCATTAAATGAAAATTTAAAAACTATATTAGACAAATTTCCTTATAAGACATTGAGCTATAATTTTATAAAAATTACTCCAGGGCATATGTTAGTGTGGCACTTTGATACATATGCTACATTCGTTCATAGAAAAAATCTTACGATTGAATACGCTGAGAAGATTAAAAGGTCTGTAATTTTAATGAATGACTGGGACGTAGGACAAGTAATACAGATAGGAAATGAATTATTAGGAAATTGGACTGCCGGAGATGTATATACATGGGAAAGTTTTGCATGGCATGGAACTTGTAATTTTGGTAAATCCGATATAATTGCTATGCAAATATCATATTTAGATGAATAAAATACCTAACGATAAAAGAAGCTTAGACTTTGGTAGTGCATTCGCTATCGAAGATCCAGAAACTTTAAAAATTTTAAGAGAGCCATTTGACTTACGATGTGTTCATAATAATACTGTTATTGACGAATACTTACATACCTACGATCGTTGGATTCGTAGCACAGCAGCTAACACTTTGATTGGATTGGATCAGTTTCAATTTAAGTGTTACAGTAATGGAACAACTGAAGGGTTTGATAAATTTTATTTAAGAAATCATAATCGCAGATTTAGATGTTTTAAAGGCGAATATATGTATCATAAATTGGCATGGCGAGCGGAATATAATTGGGCATGGTTAGAAGACGACGATATTCTTCCTAACGATGCAGTAATTATTAGTCTACCATTTGCAGATACAGGAGACATACATCTCAATTATCACGAATTGATGAGAAAATGCAATTCACTTAATGTACCTGTACTAGTAGATTGTGCATATTTTGGAATTTGTAGAAATATTGAATTTGATTTTGCATATTCGTGTATTACAGACATAACTTTTAGTTTAAGTAAAACATTTCCAGTAGCATATGCCCGAATTGGTATGAGATATACACGCATTGACGACGACGACACTATGTTTGTTTACCATAAAATAAGTTACAATAATAAAATTGGTGCTTCTTTAGGTATGAAATTTCTAGAAAATTTCTCTCCAGATTATATTTCGTCTAAATACATGCAGAAACAGCTCGATTTTTGTAATGTCTTATCTGTAAAGCCTACTAAAACAGTTTTGTTTGGAATCGGCGGCGAAGAATGGAATCAATACAATCGTGGCAGCACTACTAACAGATTAAGTTTTCATAAACAATTTATTAAAGGACTAGATTATGCCCGTACAATCACATAATGATTGGGATCCACTTGAGGAAATCATAATAGGAACTGCTGATTTTAGTATGCATCCTACAATGAATAAAAGCACACACAGTTTTATCTATGGCGGAGAAAAGTATGACGACATAAAACAATTTGACGGCATTGAACACGAACAGTGGATAAAAGACGAAGCTAACGAAGATTTAGAAAGATTGTCCGATACTCTAAAAACTCTAGGAGTTAAAGTACGACGACCAGATAGTATAGATCATAGGAAAAAATTCAGTACCCCGGAGTGGGAGACTACAGGGTGGTATACATTCTGTCCTAGAGATTTGTTGTTACCCCTTGACAATTTAATTATAGAATGTCCAAGTCCAATGAGGGCTAGATATTTTGAAACTAGAGCATACTATAAACATTTATACGAATGGATGCAGGAAGGTACAGAATGGATTTGTGCTCCTAAACCTATTTTAACTGACGATAATTATCAGTTAGAAGACAGAACCGAAGCAACTTTAGTTGATAAAGAAATTATTTTTGATGCGCCAAATGTTGTAAGATTAGGAAAAGATTTATTATGTCAAGTATCTAACAGCGGAAATCTGCTAGGATTTAAATGGTTGAAGAGTATACTTGAACCAAGAGGATATAAATTACATGTAGCTGAACGATATTATAGTTTTGCACATTTTGATTCTACTGTTTTACCTTTACGACCAGGATTAGTGTTGTTTAATGCGGATAGATTAAACGAAAATTGGTACCCACCAATTTTTAAAGATTGGGATAAAATTTGGGTTACTGGAGATCAATTACATGTGCCTGCCGCAAATACTGGAGTAGCTCCGTGCAGTCCATATATTGGTTTAAACTTTTTAAGCGTGAATGAAAACCTAGTAATATGCGACATTGAACAAAATGAATTGCGCCGTATTCTAGATAAGCACGGAATTGAAACTATTGGATTGCCTTGCCGCCAAGCTAGGACAATGAGTGGAGGATTCCATTGTGCTACTTTAGATGTAAAACGTACCGGCGAGTTACAAGATTACTTTTCATAATGATAATTTTTAATCATATATCCCCTGCTTGGAATATCGATGATTTCAAAAGTTTAAACTATAAACGTGCCGAATACCGAGGATCGGATTTACTCAAGAAATATGTAGATGCAGGACATTCTATCGAGTCCTTAACACTTTATAATTATTTTGAACCAAATCCTATGCCAGCAGGTGTGTATGAAAATATCAAACCTTGTTTTCAGTACTTAAAAAACATAAGCATTGCAATCAACCTTTTCAATCCAGGCCAGTTTATTCCAAAACACAGTGATAGATATGATAGATATAGAGAACTTCATAATTTAAATTTCGATTACAATATTATAAGAATAGTTGTGATGTTAGAAGATGGTATAGAAGGACAAATATTAGAAATAGAAAATAAAGTATATTCGTTCTGGAAAGCAGGTGATTGTTTTGGGTGGACAGGCCATACACCTCATGCATTTTACAATTTTAGTACTCAAAAGAGATATGCTATGCAGATAACTGGAGTATTAGGTGAGTAGGTTATTTGTTTTTGGTTGTAGTTTTACAAACTACGATTGGCCAACGTGGGCAGATCTTTTATCTCTTGAGTTCGAAGAATATCAAAATTGGGGATTACCAGGGATAGGTAATAGAGCTATAGCAGAAAGATTATCAGAATGTCATGCACGTAATGTTATAAACAAAGATGATGTTGTCATAATACAATGGTCAAGCCATATACGTAATGATTGGTACAAAGACACCTTCAACAAAAAAGAAAATGCAATAGATGGGTGGGCTGTTTATCACGATTCAAGTTTTTACAATAAAAATAAAAAACATGCAAATGCATTATTTTCAGAACGAGGGTTTGTACTCCATACTCTGAATATGATAATATTAGCTCAAGAACTGCTTAAATCAGCTGGCTGCACGTGGCTTATGACTAGCTTGGGGGATATTAGAAATTTAGGATATGACACAGTATTTTCTAAACGAGAACACATAGGAGTGTCAGATCAGTCAGCAATTGAAATAATTAAAAATTCTGAAGAATGGCCTATTTGGAAACTATTTCCTGAATTCAGAATTTATGAAAAACATATATGGGAAAATTCTAAATGGGTCGATCCGTTATTTGAGTTTGTAAAATTAAATAAAAATGATATATGGACATTCGAAAAAGACAATTATGTAGATTTGCATCCTACTCCTTATATGCACAATTTATGGTTAAATGAGAAGTTGAAACCATTACTCGATATCGTGTATAATCATGACTCTTCTAGAAGTTTTATAATTGAAAAATTTAAAAAACTTAAACACAGTGGAAAATACTCTTCCGAAGAATTTTTTACATTATCTAATATTTTAATGAAAAAAATACAAGAAGATAAACTAATAACTTTACAAGATAAAAGTATAACAATCGGATTTTAAATGAGAAAGAAAATAAAATTTAATCCTGTAGATCAACTATCTGAATACACGGTTAATCCGCCAAAACCCGCCTCTGAATACATACCAGATTGGTATAAAAGTGCAACACCTTTCTACACCAAAAAACCAGAGTTCAACCCAGCGAATGGAAAACCGAATGCTACATTTAAACTGTGTATGCCTTTTTTAGATTCTTTTCATATGGGGTACATACAAGAAACATGGTGCGACATCGTTATTGAAAAGAAAGAAGATAAGACTCTTTTTTATTATGCCTCAGGTCCTAAAATAATGAGTGAACGCTCAGAACATGTATCAAATTCTTATCCAAAAATTGATGGGTATTTAACGAATCACTTTACTTGGCATCCTCCTTGGTTTCCTGAACTACCCCCGGGATATAGTTGTATAATTACTCATCCGTTCAATCATGATCTTTTACCATTTAAAACACTTGCTGGTGTAGTTGATGCAGATGGATTTAAGCAATCAGAAGCCGGGTCTAATTTGCCATTCCTTTTACAAGAAAATTTCTCTGGACTAATTAAAAAAGGAACACCGATGTATCAAATCATTCCGTTTAAGCGAGAATCGTGGCAATCGGAAGCATCGGAACACGACGAAAAAAATCAACTTAAAATTACAATGGCTATTAAACAGTTTATGTATGGTGGCTATAAGAAATTATTTTGGAATAAAAAGTCTTTTGATTAAGACACATAACTAAACCACCCAGTTACAACAAATTTTTCTTGTGTAAGCGATGGTAGCCCTCTGTGAGTAAAAGTCCAATCAGCAGGCCAAATTATAGTTAACCCTTTTTCAGGTTTAATTTTAATATTTTGGTGATAAAATTCTGTTTCACCTTGATCTGTCACATCATTCAAATAAGTCATAAAAACTAAATGTCTATCTAAATAGCGTTTTCCTGTCCCACGTTCAGTGTGCCAAGAAAAAAATGCTCCGCCAATAGGATAATGTTGTATTTGTATATTTTCGACAATAGTCCATGGATCGTAGTAATTACAATAAGGATATTTTGTTATGTATAAGTCGACTGTTTTTTGAAGATATTCTATATATTTTTGTTTAAGTGCGTTGTCTGATATTATACAATCGATACTATCCTTGGCAGACTTGTCAACGATCTTTTCATTAATATAAAACGATTTTCCTGGTGCTTTATACTCAGAATTTTTATAATATTCTATCAATTCATCGCATATAGTAATATCAGGATTATACCAACCCGCTAAAAAAAGATTTGTATAATTTATCTTATGCTCATACATTATTTTTAGACTTTCTTTCCCATGAATCTAGCATTTGAGTAATTTTTCTTCGATTGTCTCTTATAGTCTCCCTTAAGATGTTAATCGAATCAGGCAATTTCGGATTAAAAACCAACTCTTGGTGTTGACTGTCAAGTGTTCTAACTGCATTAACTAGTTGAGACAAGTAGTTATTGAGTTGATCATGCACATTGATATCTGTTACCGCAGCTATTCTAGTTTTTAATTCATTATATTCTTTTACAAATCTTTCGCTGTTCATAAGTTGCATATAATCCTCCGTTGCGATTATTTATTACTACTAATATTTTAAAATAAATATACCTGATATGTTTAATACAGTTACTCAATTTGAAGAAACAATAGCTAAGTGGTTTGGTGCTCCGTATGCAGTCGCCACAGATTCTTGCACACATGCCATCGAATTATGTCTGCGATTGCACGGTACTAGGGAATCAACTTGTCCTAGTCATACCTATTTGTCAATTCCAATGACTTTTAGAAAATTAGGTATAAAGTGGAATTGGACCGATGAACTCTGGAAAGATTGGTATCAATTAGGCAATACAGACATTATAGATGCAGCAGTTTTGTGGAATGCTAACAGTTACATTGCCGGAAAATTTATGTGTCTAAGTTTTCAACACCAAAAACATCTAAGTCTTGGTCGTGGAGGAATGATTCTACTAAACGATCAATATGCACATAAACATTTGATAAAAATAGCTCACGATGGCCGAGAAAGAGGAGTTCCTTGGGCTGATCAAAATATAAACACTATAGGATTTCATTACTATATGACTCCCGAAACAGCACAGCTTGGGCTAGAAAAATTTCCTGAAGCTAAATCTAGGGCGCCGACAAAATGGTCGTATAAAAATTATCCTGATTTAAGAAAAATGGATATATTTAAACATGCTTTCTAAGAACGAGTGGAGTACACTTAAAAAAGTAATAGTTGGTGTAGCAGACGATGCTACAATTCCACTTGTTGATACTAGTCTAAGAGTAGTAAATTATGCACACTTCGAAAGCGAATCGTTAATTCCTCAAGGTGCTTACCCTCAACAAGTGATAGACGAAGCGAATGAAGATTTAGAAATTTTTTGTAATTTTCTAAAGAAAGAAAATGTAGAAGTTATTCGCCCTGACAAAACTGTCAAGCCTTTATATTATAATTATTGTCCAAGAGATAGTGTATTAATATATGATGATTTAATATTAGCAACTCCTCAACCATTGCGATCTCGAAAAGATGAGTATCTGGCAATGGATAATATATTCAAAGATTATACGAAATTTGGTATCAAATACCTTTCAAAAACAATTAATAGAAATGATGAGTTATACAATACAAATTGTATTGGTAATAAAAATATACTTGCTCTAACAGAAGCCGAACCCTGTTTTGATGCAGCAAATATTTTACGTGCTAATGACGATCTTTATTATCTCGTGAGTAATAGTGGTAATGAACTAGGAGCAGATTATCTACAAGATTTAGTTGGAAATAAAGCAACTGTTCATAAACTAAAAGATATCTATAGTTTTATGCACTTAGATAGTACTATGGCCTTTTTGAGAGAAGGATTAATTTTGTTAAATCCTAGTCGCATAAAAAGCATTGATCAATTGCCTAAAAAATTACAAACTTGGGATGTAATATGGGCAGCTGAACCTGAAAATATTGGACACTACCCAGGATACTGCAATGCAAGTCCGTGGTTAAACATAAACTTGTTTAGTGTTAATCCTCGTCTTGTTGCTCTTTTAGACGGTCAACACAATTTAAGAAAACAATTAGAAAAGCACGGAATTGACTGTGCTATGCTGCCTGGAAGACAACAAAGAACCTTAGGCGGCGGATTTCATTGTGTTACGTTAGATCTAATCAGAGAATAAAACTTTAAAGACTATCAATAATATCTAACATAGTTTGAATTTTAGTTTGAATTATTTTGTTACGTAGACTTAAATCTAGTGCTTTGTGTAAAGGTTTAGGCGGCAAATCTAAAGAAAACCACCCCCAACCTAAATGCTCGTCACTTAAATTTGGTATGAATTCTTCTTCTACAACACAAAAAAAAGTATGGAATTGAAAAAGACTGTCATTACTGACAAATTTTTCTAATGGGATTGTTTTTTTGATATCCGGAATAAATCCTAATTCTTCGTGTATCTCTCTCTGTAATCCCTGCCAAGCTGTTTCACCGGTTATATTAGTACCGCCGACTAATCCCCAGTGTCCTTTATGCTTACCTTGCTTTTTTTGTAAAAAAATAAACCTGTGAGTACTTTTAGCACATATCAATGCACCCGAACAGTCTATTTCTACAATTCTAGTCTCCATTCGCCTTCTTTATACTCGCCTTCAAAACTTTTAACCCAACTTATACCATTCCATTTATACTGTGCTAATGTATATAAATTAGTTTGCCAAATTAATTCTTCAGCAGACTCTCTGGCCGAAAATACTACATGCCAATTCGATCCATCCCATTCTATGATATCATTGGCAAATGCTATAAATTCCGAATTGTCAGAGTTTTTCCATGCGTCAGGACCATCGTCATTTAAATTTAGCGTATATGTGATTGTAGACCCTACAGAAATGACACTGCTCGGAACTATGTAAAAACTGTCATCTTTGTTTAAACTGCTGGCTGCTACTTCTACACCATTCACGTACAAAGAAAATTCATACACTCGATCAAACTCTATTCCTGTGTTAATTCTAGCCACACGAGCAGTAGCAGCAAAGGTATCTATTATTCCGCCGCCAATATTTTCTAATATTAGATATCTTGATCCTGCTATAGGTGTTAACCCACTGTTAGGCCCTGTAGTAGTAGGATCTATAACAGCATCAAATGATCCCCAACTAGCTTGTGCTCTACTAGGTCCTGCTATTGTATCATTCGTAGGGAAAGTATCTTCGTCCCAATTGGATACCATAATGCTGTTGTCTAAAGGACTTAAACTTATGTAACCTACTACTTCTGTTCCATCATTTTGATATAGATATACTTTGCTTAATCCTGATCTATATTTTCCAGGATGTTGATCCAATAATTCTAACCAATTTTTATAGATTCCAGAACCATCGCCTGTCTTTAATTTAATGTTACTGCCGAGGACTTCTAGTTCAAACCCGCTGACGTTTACTTTTTCTACGGCCATTAGGTCAGAAATAAAAGTGCTACCTGCGTTTTCATCGACTCCGAGTCCTTCAATATATCCACCATCTACTGTTCCTACATTACCAAAAATATTCATTATAATATTAGTAACCACACCAAGTTTTTTAACTTTAGCAGGAGGAGTTAGATATATTGGTGTTTTTAAATTAATAGTAGCAATATCAATACTAATATTGTTTCCTTGGGGAATAGATCTGCTACTAAAAGTTACATCATCAAGTTCTACAACTGTAAGGCTAGTCCAGTCAAGGTAATTATCTGTGCTTTGTATTTCTAAACTTGGATTAAACAGTGTTAAGATTTGTTCTAAAATTTGTAACTTTTGTTCAGTGCTACTACTCCATATATCAACTTTAAGACTTAAATTATAAGGAGTAGGCATCAGTCTTTCTACAGTATAGTTTGTACCTTGACTACTAGTATAATTATTTCCTTCTATATCTCTTTCTCTTACATGAACTTTGCCTACATAGGTAGCATCACCCAACCTATTTCTATCTAAATCTAAATCTGCAATGTATACAGCTATTTTAGGAGTACTAGATAATGTGTTTTCACTATTTTGATTTACGATATTAGCAGCTTGTCTATCAGAATCTCCATAGACAACAGGTACTCTAGCTAAAGTTCCATCGCTGTATTTTACAGTGAAGTTACTTAATAATCTAATAACTTGTATTAAGTATCTTCTTATCTGGCCGTCATAAAAATGTTGCATGTTTTTCCTTACAAGTCTGCTCTAGGTTTTAGAGCTTTACTTAAACTCTGACGTTCTGCAATCTCGTCACCTGCCACAGTAGTTGTGTTAGTGTTATTGATAAATCCTGTTTTTTGAGTATTTCTTGTATCAGTATTAGTTAAAGTATGACGTACAGCATCTTCTCTCTTAACCCAAGTTGTTCCATTAAATTTGAATAATCTGTTTGGCATGAAATCTGTTCTTAAAAAGTAATCTCCATCGACGGCATTTGCTGGAAATGCGATACCGTGACCAAAATCAACACCGTTTTCTGGTATACCATCTCCTAAAAGATAACCAGTGTATCCCGATCTCTTAGGACGTTCATGAATTCTACTAACATCTAACCCTGTCATACTAGCATCTGGTTCTGTTTCGTCTACAGTTTTTAGTGCAGGTCTCCCAGTTGTTTCGTCTACTGCAAGAGTATAAAACTGTTCAGTTGCATAACCGCTTAGTGGAGTCTCAGCTTCTGCTTGATTAACAATTGCATCATTAATTTCCAAACTCTTATTATAAGTGCTTAGAATATCTTGAATTGTATTACCGTTATAAACACTATAATAACTAGTATTTGGTGGAACATTGCCTGTGGTTGTAGCAGTCACAGTATATAAAATTCCTTGATATTTTACAATTTCGCCTGGATTATATGTCCTATTAGGATCGTACTCGCCAGTAAAATTTGCATCCTCGTCAGATGGTCGATTTAAAATATCTGCATATTGTTGAGAATCTGCTATTTTTTTAAGCTTTAATCTATAAAGATGTGGCCACCACGTTACACTAAATCCTTCAGCGGCTCTGCCGACATCTTCAATAACAAAATATCTAGGCAATGCTGTGTCAAATTCGTTCAAGGCATATTCGTCTTTTAAATGAGGTAATTCTAATACATCACCTGCTAAGGGTTTTCTGCCCACTACAGTTACAAAGTCGTTTATATGTACAGTCATATAAACCATATCGTTGTCTAAAAACAGACCAAATTGGCTTAGATTAAAATCAATGTCCTGAACTTGATAATGCCCGCGTATTCTGTAAATATCTTCGCTGTATTTTCTATCTCGATTTTCTAAAAATAGTAAATCTTGTATATTAGTTTCTTTTAGAATATCATATTGGGGCTGATCTGCTGTTGCATTTTCGTCACTAGGGTTTTTTGGCCCAAGATACTTGTGCAGATAGACGTCCGTTCCGCCAACTGTGAACATTTCACTGACTTGGCGATCTATAAATTTGTAATCTTGCCCTTTTTCGGGGCGGTAAAGTGATATACGTGGCATAGTACAATATTTAGCGATAAATAAGTGTGGGAGATCGCTATGGCTGTTAATGAAACCAATTTACCTAACAATCCGCAACAAGTTAAACAAACAGTGTTTGATTATGTTAGACTAATGTTGGGCGATGGAATGATTGATGTTGAACTAGATCCAGCACATTACGAAGTAGCTCTAGACAAAGCTCTTAATAAATTTAAACAGCGTAGTCCTAATAGTGTAGAAGAAAGTTATACATTTCTTACCCTAGAAAAAGACAAAAACGATTATATTTTACCAGAAGAAATTATCAATGTACAGAGTGTTTTTAGGCGTACATTAGGATCAAGAACTGGTGGCGGAACTGGTACTAATTTTGAACCTTTTAACTTAGCATATACAAATACATATTTGTTAAACAGTACTATGTTAGGTGGTATTGCAACATATTATATGTTTGCCAGTTATCAAGAAATGGTAGGTAAAATATTCGGAAGTTATATAGAATTTCAATGGATTCAGTACAGTAGAACCTTACGTATTTTACAGCGTCCTTTTACAGAGGGCGAAGTTTTAATGTTACGCTGTCAAAATAAACGTCCTGATTATGTTATTATTCAAGATCTTTATGCTAATCAGTGGATCAAAGATTATACTCTAGCAACTTGTAAATTAATGCTAGGGGAAGCACGTAGTAAGTTTGGAGCTATTGCCGGACCAGGCGGCAGCGGACAATTAAATGGAGCCGATTTAAAAAGCTCTGGTAAAGAAGAAATAGAAAAATTAGAAAAAGAATTAGAACTTTATATCCCAGGCGGTACTGGATATACATTCGTAATAGGTTAATATGAAAATATACGAAATTATTACTGAAGATGCAGCAAAAAAATTATCTAAAACTTCTAGGGAAGCAGCTTCATATGCAAAACAATTGCATGTAGATCAATATTACGGAATGTATAGATTCGGTATTGCTATGGCAGGAGAGCCTGAACATTCTGCACCTAAAGAAGGACCAGCTAAGGATATGCCCACAGTTTGGATGTATACCGATGCTGAAATTAAGAAAGTGGATGGAGCTGCTAAAAACCAAGGCATCAAAAGCACTACCATAGTTGCCAAAGGACCTAGTTCAGAAATTGATATAGTGAACACAACAAGTCCTGTAGCTAAACCAAAGCGTAACAAATACGGCGTCTAATTTCTTGACATAGTAACAAAATTATAATAAATTATAGTGTTAGGAGACACTATGATTATTGGTTTTGTTGGATTCATCGGTTCAGGTAAAGACACTGCTGCGGACTATCTTGTAAATTTCCATGGTTTTAGAAGAGACAGCTTTGCATCTACCCTTAAAGATGCAGTTGCTTGTGTATTCGGCTGGGACCGCACCCTCTTAGAAGGTCGTACTAAAGAAAGCAGAGAATGGCGAGAACAGCAAGACGACTGGTGGACAGAACGTCTGGGCCAACCTATCACACCTAGATGGATACTTCAACACTGGGGTACGGAAGTTTGTCGTAACGGTTTTCATAATGACATTTGGATCGCTAGTTTAGAGAATAAAATTCGTAAAACTAACGACAATGTAGTCATCACTGATGTAAGATTTCCTAACGAAATAGCTGCAATTAAAAATTCTGGAGGCAAGGTTTTTAGAATTAAAAGAGGTCTCGATCCAGAGTGGTATCAAGATGCTATTAATTTTAATCAAGGTCCTACAAATATGACTTGGGCTATTAGCAAAATGCGTTTAGATCAAGCCAAAGTTCATGCTAGTGAGAGCAGTTGGGTAGGCAACAAAGGAATAGATTTAGAAATTGACAATGACGGCACTATAGACGATTTATATAATCAGCTTAGAAATCAGGTTGAAGATCCCCTTGACGCCATTGACCGTGCTCTTTATGTAGGACTCGCTGACAATTTGCACACACCGTCTTTAGATTAGCAGTACGGCAATTATTAAGATTGCCGTCAATGTGGTAAACATTGAATTGCTCTTTGTATTTGCTTTTAAATCCGCATTTATCGCAACTTAATTTTTGCCTATAACCTTCTCTGAACCATTTGGGTATACCAACAGTTGTTCCATTGTATCGTAAACATGTTTCGCATTTTTTACGATAATAAGTTTTACCATTCTTGATATAGTTCACCGCAGCAGGTCTGAAACCACAAATACATAAAGGTCTATTCATAATAGTATTTATTGCTGCCCTTTTCTGCCCCTTTTCTTGGTTATATAAATAGCCAATTTTGGTATTTCTCAATAAATATATGTAGAACAAAAAACTCCAAGGAGAATCCAGATGGCATTAAGTTCACCAGGCGTAGAAGTCAAAGTTATTGACGAGTCATTTTACACACCAGCTGAGCCGGGTACAGTACCTTTAATTATTGTAGCATCGGCCCAAGATAAAGCTAACGGTAGCGGCACAGGCACAGCTCCTGGCACTACGAAAGCTAATGCTGGACAAGTTTATCTATTAACCAGCCAAAAAGATTTGGCTGATACTTTCGGCGATCCAGTTTTCAAAACTGACGCTAATAATAATCCTATTCATGCTGGCGAGCAGAACGAATATGGTCTACAAGCTGCATATAGCTTACTAGGTGTGAGCAATCGTGCATATGTTGTACGTGCAGACGTAGACTTAGACGAGCTGTCAGCAAGTGCTACAGAGCCAACAGCTAACCCAGCAGGTGGCACCCATTGGCTAGATGTAGCTAATACTACATTTGGTATCTTCGAGTGGAACGGCAATCCTATTACTGCTAGTAGCGGACAAAAATTTGTTAATAAAGTTCCGACAGTTATTACAGATACTAGTTTACTTTCAGGTAATCAACCAAAAAATAATATTGGATCCATCGGTGACTACGCATATGTAGCAGTGGATTCTACTGCAAGTGCAGCACTAACTACATTACATCCTGGAACTTTATGGTATAAAAGTAGAGGAGTTGCTCCCGGCCAAGACGGCGGCGACTGGGTAGAAGTAGGAAGCGAAGAATGGTCAGTAAGTTGGCCAACAGTTACAGGAAGTGTTGCTAACCCTACAGTCACTCCAGGACACACATTTTTTATTAACAATAACTTAATCAGCCCAAGCGGCAGTACTGTACAAGATGTTGCTACAAAAATCAATATTGGAGTGAACGGTGTTAAGGCTGCTGTAGTAAATGGCAAATTAGAAATTTATGGTTACGAGCACGACGATACAGATGCCGGGGACAGTACTTTATTAACTCCAGCATCACGTGTTACAATCAGTGCTGGTCCAGCAGGTACAATTTTAACTGATTTAGGTATTACAGCAGGAACTTATTTTGTTCCTAAACTACAAATCAGCAAACACACCGAAGTTCCTACATGGAAAACAAATGACACTACACCTCGCCCAACAGGTTCAGTATGGATTAAAACAACTAATCCTAACAACGGAGCAGACTGGAGCGTAAAACGTTGGAATGGCACAACATTGCTATGGGAAGCACTAGCGGCTCCTATCTATGCTAATGGACATGCTGCAATTTATGGTTTAGACGCTAGTGCCGGCGGAGCGAACATTTCAGTCGGTGCTCTTTATGTTCAAAGCAATTACAATGAAAGAGTAGGCGATACTGGTAATGTATTAAGAGCAAACTTCAAACTATTCCGTAGATCAGCTGTAGGACCTACAATTATTCGTTCTAGTGCAATTACTGCTAGTACATTTACTTCAGGAACTAACACTTTTACCATTGCAGAAAGTCTAGTAGGTAGCGGAAGTTTAGATACAGCTAAAACTGTATCATTTAGCGTGCCAGATCCTCCATCAGCAAGCGATGCAGATCGAGTTGTATCTGCAATTAATGCAGCTGGATTTACTAATATTGAAGCAAGTGTTGATAGCTCGAATAGAGTCGTAATTACTCATAAGAAAGGTGGAGATTTTAGACTCAACGACGGTACTAGTACACCTTTAAGCGACATGGGATTTGCAGCATTTATTTTTGAACCAACAAGCGGTAGTTACGGTACAGGTACTGCTAACTTAAGAACAGCACCGGCCGAAGATGAATTAAATCAAGATTTCATTGCAAGTTTATGGCATCCTTTAGTTTATGTTGCAGATACAGATGCACCTGCAAGCTTAACTGAAGACGGTCAATTATGGTATAGCAGTGTAGTTGATGAAGTAGACCTATTGATTCATGATGGAAGTGACTGGGTTGGATATAGAACAGCTACAAGTCCTTTTTATGCTAACGGTACAGATCCAGCAGGACCTATCGTTAGTGCTACTACACCAGAACTACAAAGCGATGGAACTGCTTTAGCCACTGGAGATATCTGGATTGATACTAGCGATATTGAAAATTATCCTATTATCTACAAATTTAACAATGATCTTCCAGGACAACCAGTAAACAAGTGGGTATTAGTAGATAAGACAGATCAAACTACTGAAGACGGCGTATTATTTGCAGATGCACGTTACAACACCTCTGGTGCTAATAGTGACGAAGCAGGAGCTATTGATGCTTTAATAGTAAGCGGCTATGTAGATCCAGATGCACCTGATCCAGCATTATATCCAAGAGGTATGCTATTATGGAACTTACGTCGTAGCGGATTTAACGTTAAGCGTTTTGAAAGAAATTATATTGATGTAACAGATAGAAATATCAGATTCGCTACAAGCCCTGCCGAAGAAAGTGCAGGTGGCCAACCTATGACTAGCTATCATCCACATCGTTGGGTTACAGAAAGTCCTAATCAAGCAGATGGTTCAGGTAGTTTTGGACGTAAAGCTCAAAGAGCTGTTGTAGTTAAAGCTCTCCAAGCAGTGGCAAATAGCAATCAGCAAATTAGAGACGAAGAAAGTCGTGTGTTTAATCTAATAGCTTGCCCAGGATATTCAGAACTAATTGGCGAAATGATTACTCTAAACTACGACAGAGGACTAACAGCATTCGTAGTAGGCGACACTCCAGCTCGTCTAACAGCAGATGCTACTAGTTTATTAGCATGGGGTAGCAATCAAAACGGTGCATTAGAAGACAATGACATCGGTGCTGCAAGCTTTGACGAATATATGGGTATGTTTTATCCATGGGGATTCAGCAGCGACAACTTCGGTAACAACATCGCTGTACCTCCAAGTCACATGATGTTAAGAACTATTGCTCTTAATGACCAAGTTGCTTATCCTTGGTTTGCACCAGCAGGTATTCGTCGTGGTGGAATTACAAATGCAACAGCAGTAGGATATATTGATTCCGAAGGAGAGTTCAGCAGTGTAGCATTAAACACTGGACAACGTGACACTCTTTATGAACAAAAAATTAATCCTATTACATTCTTCACAGGTACTGGACTTGTAAACTATGGACAGAAGACCCGTGCAAGAGGTGCTAGTTCATTAGACAGGATCAATGTTGCACGTTTAGTAGTTTACTTACGTAGACAGTTAAATGCATTGGCTAAGCCTTACATTTTTGAACCCAATGACAAAATTACTAGAGACGAAATAAAAGCTCAAGTAGAAAGTCTATTACTAGAACTAGTAGGACAAAGAGCAATTTACGATTACATTGTAGTATGTGACGAAAGTAACAATACTCCAAGTAGAATTGATCGTAACGAACTATACATCGACATTGCTATTGAACCAGTTAAGGCAGTTGAATTCATTTATATTCCACTACGCTTAAAGAATACTGGCGAAATCGCTTCGTTAGGTTAATAAAGGAAAAACAAAATGGCAATTTCATCATTATCTAAATTTACAGTACCTTTAGCTAGCGATCAATCAGCTTCAGCACAAGGTATGTTAATGCCAAAATTAAAATATCGCTTTAGAGTGATGTTTGAAAATTTTGGAGTATCAACTCCAACAACCGAGTTGACAAAACAAGTACAGTCCGCAGCTAGACCAAACTTGTCTTTTCAGCCTCAGACAATTGAAATTTATAACAGTAAGATTAATTACGCTGGTAAGCATACTTGGGCGACCATGGCTATTACCTTACGTGACGATGTTAGTGGTAGCGTACAAAAACTTGTAGGCGAACAGTTACAGAAACAATTTGACTTCTTAGAGCAAAGTTCAGCAGCTAGTGCTATTGACTACAAATTCAATTTACGTATTGAAATGTTAGACGGTGGTAACGGTGTTAACACTCCTTCAATTTTAGAAACTTGGGAGTGCTACGGATGCTTCTTAACTGCTGTTAACTATCAGTCATTAGCATACAGTGAGCAGACTCCTGCAACAATTGACTTAACTATTCAGCCAGATAATTGTGTTCAAACTCCTACTGGTACTGGTCTTGGCACAGTCGTTGGCAGAACTGTTGGTGTATTAGCAACAGGTGCTGGTGTATAATTAAAAAAGCAGCTTTCGCTGCTTTTTTTATGAGTTTTTATAAACTACGTATATAATCTTTACTAATAAATAAGTATATGACTAGTAAAGCACTTAGACAATTTACCACCGGCTTGTTAAATCCTAAAGGTAACTTAGGGGATTTTAGACACGCCGCACGAACATTCGTTGACGACAGCTTCAGGCTGATGCCTAAGCATAAGTTTTTATTTCACGTTAGTTTTCATATCAACACAAATAGTTTAAAAAGTTTAAATTTTAAATATCAACATCAAAACGAAATTAATGTTTTAGTTAAAAGTGCTGATTTGCCAAAGTATACTATTACATCGGAAACACTTAATCAATATAATAGAAAAAAAGTTGTACAAACTAAGGTTGACTATCAACCTATTACTATTAAGTTTCATGATGATAATTTAGGTGTAACCAGACAGTTATGGGAAAATTATTTTAGTTATTACTATGCAGATCCTATAACATCGAGAGTGTTTAGTACCTATACAAGAAATGCCATGCTTAACAGTTCTTTTCATAAAGCACCGTATGGTTTGGACAATAATAGCAGCATTCCATTTTTTGATAAGATTGTAATTTACCAAATGGCAAGACGTTACTGGAACAGCTATACTTTAGTGAACCCTATTATCACAGCATGGAATCACGATAGTTTGGACTATAGTAATAATACTCCGGCTGAGCAAACGATGACCTTGGCATATGAAGCTGTTTATTATGATAACGGCAGAGTTTCAGTTAATAGTCCAACTGGTTTTGCTACTGATCATTATGACAGAACACCTAGTCCGATAAGCTTAGGTGGTGGTGGTACAAGGACACTATTTGGTGCCGGCGGTGTACTTGCAGGTGTGGAAAATGTATTTGGAGCAGTAAGCAGCGGACAAGCATTTTCAAGCCCAGAAAATTTTGTTGCAACTGCAATTAGAGCTGTGAATACATATCAGAATACTAGAGCATTATCTAATACAGGTATTAATCAAGAGTTACAAAATATGACTGTTAGGGGTTTAACAGCAGCTAGTAATCAATATGTAAGTGGCGTTAATAATACAAGATTCCCTATCAGCGATATAAATCAAAATAATTCAACTCAAGCTTCGGCTAGAAATTTAGGTAGATAATGAATACAAGAACTAATTTACCCACGGCTGCTAGTACAGATACAGCAGATGAAGTTCGCAGTTTTTTTGACAAATATTTTACTCATCAGATAACCTTTCCTAGCAATCAAATAGATGCTGTATTAGGATTCTTTCTCAAAAGAGGGTTCGATGAACAAGCAGCAAAAAGCACAGCCATTGTTTTATTAAATCAAGCCAGGATCGACAGTGTTCCTCCTATGAGACTGATAGACACTTTAGAAGGTCTGTCAGATGTTCAACTTAGTCAAGTAGTAGCAGAAGTCTTAAACTTGTACAGAGAAAAAAGTAGTGCTTTAGGTTTTAGATTAATTGTAAATGACGAGACATTTGAAAGTCGTAATATTGCACAATGAGTCGCTGGGCACGTGGCAAATTTCAAATTAAAAATCCTGACAAATATGTAGGGAACCATCTGCCAACTTACAGAAGTAGTTGGGAGTGGTATTTCATGAATTTCTGTGATAAAGATCCTCGTATTATAAAATGGGCTAGTGAAGCCGTAAAAATTCCTTATAAAGATCCGTTCACTGGACGTCAAACAGTATATGTGCCTGACTTTTTTATTCAATATGCAGATAAAAACGGTATCATGAAAGCTGAGTTAATTGAAGTCAAACCCCAGAGTCAAACATTATTAGAAAAAGCAGGAAAGAATCGCAATAATCAATTACAGTGGGCCAAAAACCAAGTCAAATGGAGAGCTGCTCAAGCATGGTGTGGCAGACAAGGCATAAAATTTAGAGTGCTAAACGAGCAAGATTTGTTTCACAATGGAAATCTAAGATAAGTAAGTATATGAAAAAATTAGAAGAAATTCTGAACTTGCCCGAAAGTAAAAAGATTATCAAAAAAGAAGAAAAAACAAAAGCTACTGAATCAGCGGCTCCTTTGTTAAGAGATATTAGCGAGTTCGATAAAATTGCTGCCGCACTTCCTCAAGTAAAGGGCTTAGGGGATGTTAGTGATGAAGAATTTGATGCATTAGCTCAACGTGCTACAGATGCCTTTGATGATCTTATGGATTTAGGTATGAATGTAGAAGCACGTTACAGTGGGCGTGTTTTTGAAGTGGCTAGCACTATGCTTAAAAATGCTATTGATGCCAAAGCAGCTAAAATTGACAAGAAGCTTAAAATGGTTGAATTGCAGTTGAAAAAGCAAAAAATTGACCAAGATTCTAGAAATGATACAGATGCCGACATAACTGGTACCGGTGTAATTATTTCAGATCGCAATAGCCTAATTGAAAAACTTAAGAATATGAAATAAATATATTATCAGGAATCGAACATGAAATCATTTAAAGACTATCTAATTGAAAGTTTAGAAGAAAAGAAGTATCCTTTTAAGATAAAAATTGCGGGTGATCTTCCCGAGCACATTGAAGACACTATGAAAGCCGCACTAGAAAAGTACAAAGTTTCTAGTTTTAACAAGGGCAAAACTACTCCTATTCAGCCTAAATTATTAGATTTCCCTACATTAGAAAACACTCAAATGACTGTATTTGATGTTGAGCTAGATTATCCAACTACTAGTCAAGTACTAACTGCTTATATGTCAGAGCAGACTGGACTAGATGCTTGTTGTATCAGAGTCAGAAGTCTTAAAGAAGAAGACGAAATTGAATTAAACACTGAGCATTTAAATTCTGATAAAAAAGAAGCATTATTAAATCAAGATTATCAAAAAGAAAATTATCAAGATACAGTAGGTGATAAAAAAATTAGCAGTCTTTTAAAAGAGTTATCTAAAGCAAGTAAAGATTCGCAACCTACACAATACAAAGGTGTTAATGACAAAATTTTAGCTAAATCTGCACCTAAAGAAAAAGTAGCAGCATCTGCTAAAAGTGAAACATCTAAAAGTGTATTAACCGGTCAAAAAGGTAATCCTGACCCAAGAAAAGGAAAATAACATGAACTTTCAAGAATTAATGGCTCGCATAGCTGAATTAGATCAGCCAGTACAAGAGTCAGAAAAAGCAAAACAAGACTATGACGGCGATGGCGAAATTGAATCAGGTAAAGATGAATACATGGGTTCAAGAGATAAGGCTATCAAACAAGCTATGAATAAAAAAGATGAGTCTTTAGATCAGCTCGCAGACGAAGTTCAACAAGAAATGGACGAATGCGGCATGGGTCCTATGAGTATGCCTTCTATGAGCAAACAACAAGACAATGTCAGTATGAATGTCAGCATGAATGGTTCAGGTAGTGGCGGCATCAGAGATTTAATGAACATTCTTCGCAATTTAGAGCAAGGTGCTGACGATCATGATCATTCACATGATGACGATGATATCGTAATGCCTGGATTATCCATAATGAAAAAAGAGCCGATGTTAGGCGATGAATATGCCAATAGTCCAGACGTAGCAATGGGCACAGATAATTTCCCAATAGATACGGGCGACGATTTACACAAGCCTAAAGATAGCTATAGTGACAAACCTTACAGGGGCGATAATCCTATGGCATTAGAAGGTATCAAAAATAGACTAGACACTCTTTATAATAATATTAAGAATCAATAATATGCATTCGTGCATTCAAAGCGGGCCCTGAGCCCGCTTTTTTATTGTAAATAAGAGTATGGCAAGTAAAAGTTTAGATGGTGTCTTAACTAAAAAGGCACATACAAAAGAATCCTTTACTGAATTGCAAATTCAAGATTTGCTACAGTGTGCTGATGACAGCCAGGGATATCATTATTTTTGTAATAATTTCTTTTATATTCAGCATCCTGTAAAAGGTAAGATGCTGTTCGAGCCTTTTGAATATCAAAATAGATTACTAGATGCATATCACGGACACAGGTTTAATATTAATATGTTACCCCGTCAGATGGGTAAGACAACTTGTGCAGCAGGATACTTATTGTGGTATGCAATGTTTCACCCGGACCAGACCATTCTAATCTCTGCACACAAATATACAGGCTCGCAGGAAATCATGCAACGTGTGCGTTATGCATATGAGCTGTGTCCGGACCATATTCGCTGCGGCGTAATTAATTATAACAAAGGCAGCATTGAGTTCGACAACGGTAGTCGTATTATATCAACTACAACTACTGGTAATACTGGTCGTGGTATGAGTATCTCGCTACTGTATTGTGATGAGTTTGCGTTTGTTCCTCCAAACATCGCTGATGAGTTTTGGACTTCTATATCGCCGACACTGGCAACAGGTGGTAAGGCAATTATTACCAGTACACCTAATAGCGATGAAGATACGTTTGCTAATATATGGAAAGAAGCAAATAAAAAATTTGACGAATACGGCAATGAACAAGAAGTAGGAATTAATGGATTCTTTCCGTTCACATGTCTTTGGAGCGAGCATCCAGATAGAGATGACGCATGGGCAACACAGGAAAGAAGTAGAATTGGCGAAGAAAGATTTAGACGAGAATACAATTGCGAATTTTTAGTTTATGACGAGACATTAGTTAATAGCATCTGTTTAGCTGGGTTAGAAGGTAAAGCTCCTATTATGAACATGGGGCAAACTCGATGGTATAAACAACCTAGCAAAGACTTTATCTATGCTGTAGCTTTAGATCCTGCATTAGGAACCGGAGGAAATAGTGCAGGTATACAGGTATTTGAATTACCTAACTTTGTTCAAGTAGCTGAATGGCAGCACAATTATACACCTATACAAGGACAGATTAGAATTCTAAAAGAAATCTTAAAATATATTGAAGAGTCTGTTGGATCTGAGAATTCTAGTAATATCTACTGGAGTATTGAAAATAATA